GACAGAGTGAACGAGACTATATTGATAAGGCCAATACCGACGCGTTCATAGCAGCGATGTGGGATGTGCTAGATGGTGCCGGTAACTTGCTTCTAAAGAAGCATAGGGATTATGGCCCAAGCAATATCGCTGGCGCACCAGGTGGGCCACTGAATGGTTTGCGTGTGCGTATGTGGGATAAGACAGCACGCATCAATCACTTAATTGATAGTGGTGCTACACCTGAGAACGAATCGCTACGCGATAGCTTCATTGATCTATTAAACTACAGTGCTATTGCTCTACTAGTACTGGATGGTAAGTGGCCTGAGTGACCGGTATTGATCCAGTTATCTATGACATAGCACCTGGCGTTACTCGTGCTATTCACGGCAGGTATAAGGCTTATGTCGAACGTGAGGATATACTTCAAGAGTGTCTGTCGTGGGCGCTCTCGCGCCATAAGTGGATCACTGAGCAGTTACTAGAAGCAACCGATGCTGACAAGCGTAAGCACGCTGAGTCACGCATAGCGTGGCAGATGAGGCGTGCAGCTGAGCGCTACTCCAGACGTGAGAAGGCTTCCAAGTCTGGCTACCAGATAACTGATGAGGCTTACTACCAAGGCTATACGCTTGGTCAGTTGCTTCCATTCGTTATTGCATCCGTTGTTGATAACACAGTGCTGGAACAGATACAAGATATGATTCAAGATGGCTTGCCACGTGGCTCATCTAGTCCATCTGAAGGTGGCAACCTGCTTGCTAACCTAATAGATATTAAGGTTGGCTACAATAAACTTGAGGTTGAGGATCAGATCTTATTGCGTATCAGATACCTAGATAGCTTCACGCTACAGCAGATAGCCAACCATTATGAGTGCTCAGTATCTACTGCTGATCGCAGGATTGATGGCGCTATGCGCCGGCTACAAGATCTACTAGGAGGGGTGAGTCCTTTCCAATGAAAGAGATAGAGTTATTTGATTACCTTAAAGCCCAGCTATACCCAGACTTAGAGAAGTCTATTGGTATCTATGATGCCTTTGATTGTATCTCAGTGTTAGCCGGTCACTACATAGAACTCAAGTGCCGTCACACTCACTACGATACGTTGCTGATCGAGGAGATGAAGTACCGCAAGTTAATAACTCAAGCAGCTGAGCGAGATCTAATCCCGTTCTATATTAACTCGACACCCAAGGGTGTCTTTTCTTTTGATCTTATGGATGTCGCAGAACCTGAGTGGTTTACTCATCGTATGCCAGCGACTACTGAGTTTGCTCGTAACAAGAAGATAGATAAGTTAGTAGGTTACTTACCAATAGATGAGGCGGTACAGCTGTGAACTACGATTACAAGTGCGACAAGTGTAATAGCCAACTAACTATCGAGCGTTCTATTCACGCTGAAGCTAGTGATCCTATGTGCTTTGATTGCCATACAACTATGAGTCGTGTCTGGTCATCGCCCCCTGTCACCTTTAGTGGTACTGGTTTCTACTCTACCGACTACAAGAAATGACAAAGCCCCGCCGAAGCGGGGCTAAGCCAGTGAACGAGAGAGCGTTCAATGCTTTATCTTACTGGCTAAGTATGGAGAATACAAACTGACACGGATCTCCACCCTCATCTAACTGCTCACGTTCTTCCTCGTTAAAGTATTCATAACCGCCATCGTGGGTAACGCAGTAAGCTGGCGAGATCCAACCCTTATCCTCGCCCTCTTTGCGCCAAGCGTGGAAGTCATCACTCATTACTAGTACCAGTGCTTGCGGTTAAAGAAAGCAAGCGCGTTACACGGGGTTGAATATCGGTGAGCAACATATTTGAGGCCAGTGATAATCTGTTCTCTAGGATCTTGCTTTGTTTCTCCAAGTAACTGAGCAATTCCGTAAGCACTAGATCTGGGATTGTCCGCCTTGTGGTCAAACCTGCTCTCACGGGACCAAAGGGTGACAAGGCAGGCTTGCTGCTCTCTCCCCCACCCGTGTATGAGGTAAGCGTAACGCTTGGATATGCGTATGTTTTCACGCTTCTCCTCCATCGTTGCTTGTGCTAGTTCCGGCTTGCTTGGTAACGCTAAGTTCCCTGTTCTGTGTGCCGGCACGATTAACCATACGAGTAGCGCCAGTAATATCAATCCAACTCTTGCCCTCTTGCTCATCTATTGCCTTCTCAATCCCAAGCAGTTGCTTGTATGTGTCGGGGTATAAATGAGAGAGCTTTGCTAGCGCCCTCTCTCTCGCTCTACGGTAATTGCGGTAATGAACTGCTTGCTTAATTGCGCTCTCTATTCTGCGCTCAACGGTCATTTAACTTATCCTCTCCCACAATAAGTAAGTAGGCTACCACTAATACAGCTACGATCCCTATTAAGTAACTCATTATCTCTCCCATACTATTGCTGCTAACGCTACCTGCGTTACGTCTAACGGTTGCCCAACCAAACGGGCATCTTCCTCATTGCTTTCCCAACCTGATACTAACAGGCGTTTATCAGCGCTACTGCGTAGTAACTTAATGGCTTCGTGGGCAGACTCGCCCGCCCACTCCACCTCGCCCGCTTCCCCTACGATTTCGTAGAGGTTGATTAGATCGTACTTCGGGTGAAAACTCACGCGCTCACCTCTTTTATTGAGCACTCTTGGCATTGAGCGTACTCCCACTCTTGACTAAACTTATCCTTATCTAGCTTACAAGTTACGCACTTACTCATTGCTCTTGCCCTTTAGCTCAGATGAAATTAAAATCGTGCCATTGACATAGTTGAATACAGCGGGATCAACCTCGCTCTCTACCTCAGTTACTACTATCCACTTACTCATTATCTTCCACCCAACCCCAGCCTACATTATGTCCTGCCCGTTCATACGCCTCCACCGTTGATCCAATAGGGATCGTAAGCGGTAGCGTTGCCAATTTATTACCAGTTGCCTTATCAAAAATACTAAAGCCAGTTACTTTACTCATTATCCTTGCCCTCTCTCTCTAGTTCAATATGGATACACTCTGCTATGTCGTTACTCTTAGCCATTTCGTAAATCCAATCCACCATTTCATCAATGGCATATTCTTCTGGATCGTCAATTTCCACTCCCATTTCGCGAGCTTGGTCTATATCTATTGTTAATTTAAGTGTTGCTACTGCTTTCATTACTTTCCCTCTCTCTCGTTGATCTGTAAGTTCATATCGCAATCGTCGCACAGATATTCCCCTTCATAGGTCTTTGCTATAAGCCACCATTGAGAATTGTTTATTTCATACTTACACTCTTTACATATGAACATATCCTTGCCCTCTCTCTCGATTATTATTCCGACTTCGCCTAACGCTTTGACCATACGCATTAGATTCTCAGCTGCCTTCTCGCCCTCTCCTGCATTGATCTGGGTGAGTGCCAGGTTACGGCACATATTAGCCTTAGCTAATAGGTATTCTTTAGTAGGTGCGCTCATTAGGCAGCCTCTCCCGCGCAAGCGTGGCAATAGATACCTTCGCCTATTTTCATAACATAACTAGGCAGCTTTTCTCCGTTACTTAACGTTACATATAGCGCCTCGCTTGATCCGCAACCTTTACAGCTTGCTATTTTCTTAGCCATTAGTCTTTATCCTTATGGTTGCGGTGATACTCAATAGCCAATTCGATTAGGTCTATTAGGGCGTAATCGTTATATTCCTCATCATTTTCTGGATCTAACTCTAATATCCCTCTAATTAGCTCTAAGGTAGTAGCAGCATAACCTCCATTACTCTCTACCTCATTAGAGTATGACTCTTGACTATCTAGCAGGGTAAGCACCTCTACCTCACTTAGCGTGTAACCTACTAATTTCATAGGCTCATTCATACAATCAGGGCAGGTACTCACGCTCTTATACTCATTAGCAGGCGTAGATACTACCGCGTTATATAACTCTTGCTCATTCAAGCAGCTCTTACACACATATAAGGTACTCATTTATTCGCTCTCTCTTTCGTCGGTTAGTTCATCTAAAATACAAGCTAAGCTCTTGTTATCGTTATCTTCCCAAATATCATCTGCCCATTCGGGTTGATCTATCCACTTACTGGTATCTTCCAGCTCAGTAAAGTTCAGATCGTAACCTTCATAAGTATCCCAATGTAAGAATACGGAATACTCTTGCCCTTCATAAGTAAAGTTAATGAACTTATTGTAAGCGGTATATTCCTTAGTAATTCCGTTAATTTCGATATTCATTAGTCATCATCTCCCTCTTGATATTGGCTCTCTAAGTAATCGTTAACGTGACCGATACAAGTATCTAATCCATCTTCGATTAGACTCATAGCTTGATCTGGATCCTTGTAATCCTTGTAATCTTCCTCGCCCCAATAAGTGTAAATTAGTGCCTCATCAGGGTCGAGCTGCTTTAGTTGTTCAATTAGTTCCTTTACTGTCGCGATCATTACTTACCCTCTCTCTCGATCATCTCTTTCAGATAGTCAATAGCTACCTGCCGTCCGTTCTTATATCCTGTACCTACTATTGTGCGTGGCGCGATCTCTTTCGCCATTAGCGCGTTAAGCAGCTCTTGATTACTCATATTGGCGGTATTACCTAGATCATATTTATATGGCATTACGCGCCCTCTCTTATCTCTTGGCGCCATAACTTAATTGCCTCGCGCTTGGTATAACCCCAATAGCTACGCTTTAGAAAATAGTGATCGCCTTCGCCCTCTATTACGCCATAGATAAGCCACGCGCCACTAGGCGCTAATTTCTCTATTGTCATTCGCTCTCTCACTCTCTCTAACTTAGGGCGATCTGCCCTCCACTCTCCCCTGCCCTACCTAAGCAAGGGAGAATAGATAGCCTACCGATATGGGTGACTATACCGTATTAATCCGCGTAACGCATAGGCATTAATAGGGCGCGCCAAGTAATTGTATCGCTAGTAATTCTCACGCGCATAGGCTTACCCTCGCCACCAAAATAAACCTTAATAGCTGCGCCCTTACCTGCTATTTTCGCATAATCGGCAATAAATGCAGGGTTAAAGGCTACGCCCTCTACCGCAATAGGGTCATTCTCTACTTTAGATAGTAATTCTGCGGTAGGCGCATAGTTAGCGTCCACTAGGGTAAAGGTAATGCTATCGCCTAGAGCGCTTATCGTTAGGGCGTTACCCATACGGGTAAGGCTAATTAGGTGCGCCTTATGCGCCTTTAGTAAGGTTATCAGGCGCTTAATATCCTCTAGTGAAATGATAGCGGGATCTAATTGCCCGTCTAGTGCCTTAATGCTGCCCTCTATTAGGCGGTATCTATCGGTAGCGCGGGCAATAAATAGCCCGCCCTCGCCCTCTACCTGTAACGCGTTAAGCGCCATTAGCGCCTTATCCTTACACGCGTGAGTGCTTACGCCCTCTAATAGCTCTAGTAATAGCCCGCCCTCTACCTCTAGGTTATTTAACCCTAGAGTGGTGACCTTGTCTGCTTGTATCGTGTCCATATTCTTGCCCTCTCTCTCACCCTCTCCCGCGTTCGCGGGCTAAGGTCTGCCTGATAGCAGACCGCCACGCATAGACCTAAGCCTATGCGCGACGGTACGCGATCAAGCGCCTAAGCAACTTACGATAGAGCCTAGGCAATAGTGCCCGCCCCGTTCAGGGGTGGCGGGTATCCACCACACTAGCCCCGTGATCGCTAGCAATAGCCCCGCAACTAATAGCCCGATTAGGGCGCCCTTAATGACCTTACGCATTAGCCTCCTCCTCTCTATGGTCTGCCTTATAGTGAGCGACTAGGTCGCTAGACGTGGCGAAATAGTTAAAGCAGTATTCGCAGACTCTAGTGCTCATTACTTAACACTCTCCAATTCTTGCTCTAAGTCATCTAGCACTAGGGCAACTAGATCTTGATAATAAAGATAGAGATCCGCCCCCATTAGGCTAATTATATTTACCTCTTGGCAATTGTGACCCAATTCTGCGCTACCGCGATTATCGTAATCGCTAGGCATTGCCTGCCACTCTTCCAATATATGGTTGTTATAGACGGGAACGTAATTATCAACGTATTCATAAGAGCGATCTTTAATATCGTCTAGGTCAATGCCTTGCGCGATCTCTTGCTTGAACTCTTTCATAATTTCATCGTAGGTAGTCATTAGATTATTCTCCCTTAGTAGTTAGGCAATGGGTGCAGGTTGTTGAGTTGTTAAAGTGTTGTGACGTTAATAAGTGCAAGCAGGTATCACATACTAAATAAACTAATTTCATTAGCAGGCACACTCCCCGCATATTGGGAAATAGTATTCGCCGTCATCAGTTGAAAATTGGTTGGTGATCTCATTACAAGATACGCAACGAAATTGTTTAGGCATTACTCTCTCTTTTCTTATGAGCGGTCTAGGTAGTTGGTTGCTCATAGGATAATTATGAGGGTCTATACGGTATAGCGCAACTCTAAACGGGCTAATTCTTAGACTATTTATTAGGCGATTACCTTGCCCCGATAGTTGCAGCTCTAACCGATAGGGCGCGGGGTTGGTTGATCTGGCAAGGGTTAGGCAATAGGTCACGGGTTAGCGGGCAAGGTATCGGGTCACGGTCTAGCCGATTAGGTCACGGGCTAAGGGTTGCGGGTCTATCGGTTAGGTTGGGTTGGTTGGGTTGGGTCTATCGGGTAGCGGTTGGGTCTAGGTCTATGGGTCTAGGTCATCGGGTTAGGCGTTACTTAATAGTTAGGGCTTAGGGGATTAGGTAGCCGTGGCGGTAGCCCGCCCCCGCTTACTTTACAACAACCTAGACAGATCGCCCCGTATTGTCTAGGCAGGCAGGGCAGGCAGACAGGGCAGACAGGGCGAGCAGACCCCCCCTTGTTAAATTGCGGGCGGGCGGTATGTATACTCCCCACACAAATATATTTCCTAAAGTGAAACCAGCTGTAAACCCCTGACCTGCGGTTATACACTGTAATAATA